CTGCACTAGCACCACCAAAGGTTTTTAAAGTTCTTTTGACCGAAAGCGTATGATATAGATTGGTAGGCATCACACCAACCAATAAGAGTTTATATCTTTTCTCTATGTGGTGTTTATACTTTGTATAATGTGCAAGGGGATCAGAGACACTTTTATTGTGTAGTGTAACAAATGCTTTATTCTCTTTATTCACATATAAAGAAACGATATATTCTTTGGTTTTATCCTTATATTCATCAGCAAGGTCTAATTTTCCGATTGCTTCAGTTGCAGGTATTTTCAAATTATATCTGGTGTTTAATTCTTTTAGTTTACTCATAAAAATGCTACCATGCATAACGCCATAATCATTAAGTTTTTTATGTGCAACCCAAACGTGAATCATTTCATGTAATAATATCGAAATGATATCTTCATTTGATCTTTTCAGAGTATTCGAAATTTTAAGATGATTTATTTTTACAACTTCTTTTGTTCTTTTTAGCACTTGAAGTCCAACTTCACCACCAAGTCTTTTATTCTTGTACCAAACAATTGGAAAATCGTTGGGTAATTCGCCTTGAAAATATAATTTATTAAGAGAATTATATGAATCCAACAAATCTAATTGAGGCATTACTTTTTCAGTGATAAGTGTTTCTACGAACTGATTGAAAGTCTTCATGTTCGTCTTCTTGGTTCAGTGCGATTGTATTTTACGGTAACACTTGATAGATTATCTTCGTTATTATTTAAAGGATCGTTATCTTTGTGGTGGATATCTCTGCCATCGAAAGGTGCTGCTTTTCCAACTTTTTCCATTTTACGTCTAGCACGTTTTCTGGCAGCATTCCTCTCCATCTGTACTGGAGTTCCTAAGTAATTTTCACGCTCTTTCTTATAATCCCTTTCACAAAGATATGCCTTAAAAGTCTTCATGATGCATTATCCCAAAAAGTTTTACTCATTTCACCCATAGAGACTGTGGAAGTACCAGATGCTGAATTTACTGTTTTTCGAACATCTGTATATACCGAATGACCATTGGTAGTTCTAACTCCGCTAGTTTGCTTTAACCATAGTGGTCTTAATGGACTAGTAGCGCCAGGATCAGCAGGGGCGTTGTTATATTGCCAACTTGGATTGTTTGTAATAGTTACCCATGCCATGTTTTAGTCCTTTATTATTTGTTCTTACTATTTATATGTTTAAGAATAAAACTTTTCATCACAAGTAAGGATTTATTATGGTTTCTATATTTTTAATAATTTTCTTATGTGTGGGACTTAGGTCTTTTCTGTCTTTTTTAACTGCATCCAATGCAAGTTTGGTATCACCACCATATTTCTTTTGCCATGCTGGAGGTTGAAGCGCAATATCACCAACATTTGCAAGTCTGTCAGCAAGTTTAATGACTAATGCCCAAGAGGTCATGTTGACCATTTTACCTTTGATATATTCGCCCTTGCCGCCTGCTGCTTCCAGATCATCTTTTTTAGTGGTCAATTGGTCAACAAGATTGGCAACCAGACCACCAAACTGCTTAACTAAGTCTTCGTGAGTTAAATCAGTATCTTCTATAGTATCGTGCAAGTATGCTGCTTGGACTAATGCTGATAAGTTTTTAGAATTTGGTTTGAACTTAGCAACTATTTTGGCAACTTCTTTAGGATGTGCAATATACTCGCCACCGTTCTTTCTGAATACGCCCTTATGCGCTTTTGTAGCAGTTCTTAATGCACTCAAAGCACTTTCGTTTATGGTATGTGATGTGAAACTCTGCATTTATTTTCTTCCTATGTTGTACTTAGGACATAATTCCCAATTTACTTTTTCTTTGAAAGGAATAATTTTGATTTGTCGCAGAGGTGCTAAATTTTGAGCAACCGATTCATTTTGTATTGAAACCAAACCCCAATCGGACATGAGTGTAGCAATAGTATTTCTACGCCCTATGTCACTTTCTTCCAAGTTGGACTTTTTACCATCTAGTAAAAATAATTCCTTAAAATGAACTATAAAGTATCTGCCTTGCTTGTGCAAAATGTGGCACGATTGAAATAGTTTATTTTCTTTTCGACTCGATACGCCTATTCTTGTTAGTGTTTCTCTTACCTTTAAAAAATCATCAGGTTCATTTAAGGTTACTTCCAACATATCAGTTGGTGACCAGTTAATTACATTAGTATCTTCATTCATTGTCAACTCACTTTTTTTTATTTATTCATTACATGACAATGCTATTTATACTTTTGTAATTTTATAGTTTTATCGTTTTTTACCACCCTTGGACACCTTCATTTTTATAATATCCAAATGCTCTTTAGTTAATAGTGATAATACTTCTCTCGCACGTTGATTAGAGTATCCGTAGTAAGTCTTAATTGAATCTAATGAGTCCACTTTGTCTGCTTTTGTCCACTTGGAAAACCGCTTGCGTTTTCTGACGATATTTCGCATGAAATCGAATTGCAATCTATTATCAATCTGATGGTGAATATTCATCTCATTTGCTGCCAAGGCAGTGTCATTGAAATACGACAAGGTTCTATTGATCATGAAACCTTTATATTCTTTTTCAGTGATGTCATCAACCATGATATCGTTCTTATCATGGTTGATTGATTTTAAATAATCAAAATGATTCATAGGTTTTGAATTACGGTTTGCATCCGCATCACATCCATTACGCAATCATGTCGCGCATCATGCTTGAAGAACTTTTCAGCGCAACCGTCAGGAATATAATCATTTTTTACGTCAGAACCCCAAAGTAGACCATCAAGGAATGATCTGGTATCCCTCACCATCCAAAATGGATAAGGAACTTTCTTACCAGTGTCATTCAAAATTCCTTCAAAGAAAGGTACATCAAAAGTATTGCCGCGAGTGAACACAGTTTTAAGATTATTGATATTCACATTTTGAACAAAAAAGTTATAGGTTTCACTAATATCTTTATCGTTTTCAGATGGTGTCATTACAGCGGTTGTGGTTTTTTTATCTTGAGAGTTCCACCAAGCAAGAGTAGATTTTGAAATCTTACGATCATAAACTTCTACTTGCTTTTTAACATCATATTTTATAACGACACTCTCAGAAAGCAGTTCTTCGTAAGTATATGGATTATTAGTGAATCTTGTTGTAGAAAATGTGAGTAATCCTAAAGATAACACCACACCTCTATTCACATCGACAGAAAGTGTTTCAAAGTCGTACACTACACATTCATTAGCACTCATTCCATAAACTCCACATTCGCCATTATTTCAGTTAGACATGCCACAGTATTGATTTCTAAATCTGCTACAAAAGCATTTTTGTATTGGTACTCCGCAAGAATTAACACAACTTGAGGAATAGCATGAGGTTTGATATGATTTGACATTTTATCATAGATACCTCTGAAGATAGTAGAACTATCTGTATCAATATTATTGACTACCCAAGAACGCATCTTCTTAAAGTCTTTGTTTTTGATGTGCTTTAGGAGAGAGTCGATTTCATTATTACCAGCGTTAGTAAAACCACTGCCACTAAGAACGCCACCCACAGATCGTCGTTGTGCTTCATTTAAAACCCTTCTCCAATCAGGAGCGTGTTTCATAATAATATTAACAAGGTCTTGATCTTCAAATTTAATATTCTCTTGTTCAAGAATATTTCTGGCATGTTTTAAAAAATCTCCGCAAAGACCTGCCATTTCTTTTTTTGTTGTGTTAAATTCATAAACCCCACATCTGGAATGCAGTGGTTCGATAATCCTATTCTTGAAATTACATGTCATTATGAAACGACAGTTATTACTAAATTCTTCTATGAATCCACGCAAAGCAGGTTGAGTTGACTGAGGATTAAGATAATCTGCCTCATCCAAAATTACAACCTTGTAACCGCCTTGTAGGGATACTGTAGAAGCAAACTGTTTAATCTTTCCACGTAGGGTGTCAATATTTCCATCTTCAGAACCATTAACTAAGATATAATCTAACCCTAACGTATTACATAACGCTTTTGCAACAGTAGTTTTGCCAAGACCAGCAGTTCCCGTGAATAGCATATTAGGGATTTCGCCCGTCTCGACAATTTTTTCTAGATTAATTTTTAATTCTTTTGGTAGGATAGTTCTTTCAATATTCTGTGGGCGGTACTTCTCCACCCACAGAAATTCATTTGTATTACCGAATTCAGTCGGAGTATTCATTATATAAATCTATCCTTTAATATCTATTCTTCTGCTTGATCTTGCTTAAAAGTCTCTACAATTTGTACACCTTGTGTACACTGATCTCGCAATTGCCCGATTGTCGATAGTTCTTCACCACGAAAACCACCACGCTGCGTTACAGTATCAATTACCGCAATAGCACTTCGTGAAATTTGGTTCATGAGGTCGTATGCTTTTTTGTGGTCTTTACTTAGGTCTTTATCATCTGACATTTTTAATTATTCTCCATAGGTTGATGTTTTTTCAAGTGCAATCCAATATTGCAACTTAGATTCTGTATTAGTTAGTTTCGAAATTAGTTTAGATGAAATCTCCACATCATAGTTACCAGTTAGAATCTTCAAGTTGTTAATGTTATACACGAACTTATATTTGTTTACATTTTCTTCAACTGGAATGTCAATAGAAAAGGTATTCGCTGTAGAATTGTCGGTTGTCGTAACAGTCAACTTTGCAAGACCGTCATCATCACTTGATTCAATAATCAATTCCGAATGACCTAACGCAGATGCCGCACGTTTTAGTTTATTTAACGTATCAATATCTAGGCGAAATTTAACGTCACCTTCTGGCATTTTAACATCTTTTGAGGATGTAGTCAACATATCTGGATCAGAGAAAAAATACTTAATGTTTGATCTTCCAGTAGAATCTCCAATAGTCACATAATCACCTGAGAAGTCCAATACTGGTGTATCGACTAGACCAAGGACACCAAGAAATTCACTTAGATCGTAGATGCCAAAGCGTTGAGGAAACGTCTGTTCAACTTCTGCCTTCGCCAAGATGTTTTTTGCTTCTGAGATTGTACGAATACTACTGCCCTCGTCAATAACAATATTAGAATTAATAGATGCGAAGTTCTTCAAAATTTGAATTGTAGAATCGCTAATCACTTCTCTCATAATTTAGTCTCCATTGTTTCATTTCTATAAGTATAACACATAACAAATCAATCGTCAAGTACATTATTTCATTCTGCTAAAGTTTTTCTCTTTGTAAAACTCTAACTTATTTTCAAACTTCCCGTCAAGAATCTCTCCTTTATGAGAAATGACGAATACATTGGTATCATCACCAAGAGTATACAGTATCTTCATAAGATTGTCAACACCATCATGATCAAGAGAAGAGTCAAAAGTTTCGTCTAGGATCAAGAGATTTGTGGCAACAGAATTTTTCATCTTAGCAATCATTCTCCAAGTAAACAAAAGTGCTAGATCAATACGCTGCTTTTCACCTTCACTAAATGAAGCATATGAAAAAGCATCACGGTGGCGTGACCTAATAGTTTCTTGAAACGCCTCATCCAAATCGAAATGAACAAAGAAGTCTAAGGTTTGTAAATATTT